TCTACCGCTTCAAATATCTCGGTGTTTTGCTGCTTGTGTCGTTTCCATGTTGGATAACTAACCCCAAGAACAGACGCAATCTCCGGCTCTGTACAATTTAACCCCGCCAGTTTCTTTACCTGTTCTAGATTGATTTCAGCGCGTGGTCTGCCGCCTTTGTTTTTTGTCTCATCCATGGCTCAAAACCATACCATAATTATTTATTTGATTCCCTAAAATAACATCTGGCTTACGCTGTTGTAGTGTTGCCTGCTCGCCTGTGTACTCTTCCCAACGTTTAACAACCACATCGCAATACAACGGGTCAATCTCCATGCCGTAGCACTTGCGGTTCAACTGTTCACAAGCGATAAGTGTTGAACCTGAACCAAGGAATGGGTCAAATACAAATCCAACGCCAGAAGATATTTCAATTATGTGTACCAACAACCGAACGGATTTTGTTGTTGGATGGTCAAATGAACGCTCCTCGCCATTTGTAAAAAATCCCGCCCACTTGTATCGCAATATCAATCGCTTCCGTTTTACACTTTGCCAAATAAGTTCAAAGCAAGAACCGAACATTTTATCTGCTGATTCATCCAACCTCTTATCCCAAACCATCCACGAACCGCCACTTGGCAAGGTGTCTTTGTAGTAGTCAGCACCAAACCAAAATTGGTCTTCACAACAAGAAACGCCCTTCACCGCACCCACATCAAATGGCACATCATCGCCAATCACATCTTCGTGCTTCTTGCCCTTGTGCAAACTGTGCAAACTAATCATGCCAGAATAATCCGCATCAAGGTTCATCCCATAAGGCGGGTCAGCAAGTACAACACCACAACTTTTGCCATCCATCAATCGTGCAACATCATCTTCACTCGTTGAATCGCCACAGAGCAACCGGTGTTCGCCCAATATCCAAAGGTCGCCCGGTTTGCTTATCGGCTCCTCTGGCGGCTCCGGTACGGCATCCTCGTCTGTCTCCCCCAGGTCGGGGTCAATCAGTAGGTTCGCCAGTTCGGTGTTATCAAAGCCGGTGAGGTCTAGCTCGAAGCCAAGATCGTCCAACTCGCGTATCTCCAACCCTAGCAGATCAATATCCCAATCCGCATCCTCTGCAATGCGGTTATCAGCCAAGCGGTACGCTTTGGCCTGGGCATCAGTAAGATCGGCAACGTGTACCGGCACCTCGTCCATGCCTAACTTCTGCGCGGCCAATAGCCTGGTATGCCCTGCAATAATCACGTTCTCTTTGTCCACGACAATGGGTTGTCGCCAGCCAAACTCCTTGATGCTTGCGGCGACCTTATCGACCACTTCCTCATTTCGTCTTGGGTTCCCCTCATATGGAATTACCTTTTTGATGTCCACTATTTCTATTTTCATATTTCAGAGTTCACTGCCTCCAAAAGTTGCTTTTCGGATCCGTAACATTTCTTAAAATTCGCCGGATCACTATGAATTCCAGGGTATCTGCCTTTACCGTAGCGATGATGCCGTGGGCAAAGCGGGATAGTCTCCTCATCAGGCGCACGTTGCCCCATGCCATATCCTTCACGGATGTGATGAATTTCGGGTGGAGTCGGGCCGTACCCTTCAATCCAACAGGCGATACAACCTTGATCGACTAATTTCTCAAATCGAATAATACGATCCCGTTTACGCAGATGTTTTCCTTTCTGTTTGAGTTTATTCAATTGCATGACTTGTTTCCGCCGATTCACTATTGGTATCCAGTCCCCACATAGACCACCATCCAATACATAAACGGTGGGATCAATATAAGTGCCAATAGACCTCGTATCCACTTTTCCTTCGTGCTCATTGGCAGGTCAGGGTCAAACTTTTTCTCTTTCATTTAACTACCTCCGGGATTGCGATGTTTGCCATTAGATTTTGCTTTCTTTTCTGCACAGGATTTGCATAAAGGAGCTTGCCCGGGAGGTCCGGGCTTACCGTACTGCTTTATATGTTTCCACTGTTTGCAAGCGGGACATTTTTTCCCAAACATAAATCTTCCCTTACGATGGAACACCAATCAGGTAAATCCATCTCCAATCTAAAGTGTAAATGACTGTCCGGAACAAGCGCGCAGTAACAGACTTGCGCCTTCCATTGCTTTCGATCTAATTTGTAAATCAGTACAGGTTTATCATCAAGAATTCGCGCTTGACTTGCTGCCTGAGTCCACCAATCAGAAAGGTATTTTTTCGCACGTTTAATTTCAATAGCCCAAAATGGGACCCCGATTAAATCTACTCCACCTTGAGCCGCCTGTTCTGCCCAATTCCTGTGGACCGCAATCCCCAATTCATCACGCAAAATAATAGCGACTTCACGTTCGCCCACTTTGCCTTTCCGATTCGAATTAACCACGTTGTAATTTGTGTAATTGTTTAGCCCAGTATTTCCGTTGTTCTGGATCAGGTTGTTCTGTCATGGGTGGGGCTAACCTGTGATACGGTGCCGCGAGTTTATCAGCCCTGCACATTTGAATAAACTCTGGCAAACTGGGGGGCCAAGGATCCCCCGCATCCACCATTTTTGAAAATCCCTTGCTAATCGCCTCCAAACTCAGGGGGGATAATCCCTCAGCCCAAGTATTAGCCGCTGATGTTAGGTTACCTTTCGCATCAGTCGATTCCCCATACTGACTGACCCATTTATGCCCATAAACCTCAGCCATACGAGTCCAAACTCGCGCAATAACCTTATTTGGTAACTGTTTCGATGACCCTTTGCTCTGCCGCGAGTGCTCGTTCGGCCGCAGAAGGTTTTCGATTTTTTCCATTCGCTACTCCCTGTTTACTTATAGTTGATTCCTTATAATTGTTTATTGCTGTCACTGTAGATGACATACCCCTATCACCTTGTAGCACTACCCCATATGATTCTGGGTGACTAGGGTAGTCAGGGAATACAGTATAACTATTCGCCCTTAGTCCCCCATCATCACGATATTGGTGAACGATATCAATAAGGCCTGATTTTTTTAGTCGCTTAATAATCCCATTAACAGTGCCCCTTGCGAATCCGGATTTTTTTGCCAGGTATTTTTGTGAAGGGAAACAAGTACCGTCCTCATCTTTTGCATTGTTTGCCAATAAAATCAGTACCAGTTTTTCACTTGATGGCAGATCACAATCGATCGCCGCCGCAATGCGTTTCAGGCTCATATTGCTTCGTCCATTGGGTAAATATCAGGACGCAATTCATGCCTGCTGATACCAGTTACTTTTTCTATCGGTAAAACATATTCAGCAGGGATTGCTGATGCGTTGTTTATCCAGTTCCACACACGGGGTTGTGAAACACCTATCTGCTTGGCAAGACTTGATTGACTGCCAGCGATTTCAACTGCTTTATTAATGATTTTCCCCATCGGAGAATTATAACCTGTTTTATTATTTTAGTTAAAAAAAAGCGCAACAAAGCGTCACGCTTAATCACTACTAGGAGGATGAAGAGAATGCCTTATTTTCACTACTATGGGCTGAGAACGCAACCCTTTCAGGTCCAGGTCCAAAATAATTATAAGTGGTTGATTCTATTACATAACCTTCCGATATTTTTGTTTACCTCTATTATAAATTGGTTTATAGTATCCTAACCGAAAGGTAACACTGAAACCCAAAACTGGAGATACTGAAATGACAACTGAAAAGATGAACAGAGTTTTTAATAGCGTATTTGTTCGCGACGTTATTTTTGAAAACGGTTTGAGCGAAGACGGTGAATTACGCTACGCCAAATTATTCAACATCATAATTGAGAATGATTACGGTGAGCGGTTGTTGCACACCAATGCCGATTTCACCGATCTTGATCCTAAAGGATTCGAAAAAGCAGAGCGATACGCTAACAAGATACAAGCCAACATCGACGCTGGCGGTGCCATTGATCGTAATCGCTGGTACGACATTGATCCTTGCTACGGTTCTGCGGCTTACGTTGATTTCGGTACGGAAGATTCTTTGATCGCATGGGAACGGGATCAGGGTTAAGCAATAGTCGAAAACGCCGTGAGGCGTTCTGATGCAAATAGCATTACTGATGAGACTTAAATTGGAGAAACTGAAATGGGAAGTTACTGCACAACATACTGCCGCTCTCGCTTAACTGAAACGATGACCCAAGTTCGCAAATACGTTCCAGTTGAAGAACGTAAAAAAGTATGGGCATGGAAGCATCGTGACCATATCGAATTCCACGGTCCTGATGGGTATTACTGGTACAACAGCGGTTGCTGTTGCTGGTCTGCTCGTTCACAGGGCTGGGAAGCCTACCTCGGCCACATTGGTATTGAAGGCTACAGGTGGGATGACTGAGAAGTACTGCTGTAAACAAACTAGGAGACACTGATGCAAACACAATTCAAAGACATTGAAGATTTAGTAGCAAACGTCCAGGCTTTGGCTGTACGCAAGCGTGATTTTATTGCTTCACCCGGTGATGCCATTGTTCAGCCTGATGGGAAAACGATGGTACTCACTGATGTCTGTGATGATCCAATCAGTTGGGTGAATGCGAATGGTACTGGCGGTCAGGGTACTGGGTTCAAGGGTGTTATGGACGAGCACTTTATCCGCGGACTTTCGGACTTTGCAGGCCTCCCCAAACGGTATGTCGATCAGATGATAGAAAATGATCGCCGTGGATTGCTGGCAGAAAATCTTAACAACTGGTTGCAGAATCCACCGGATGGGAAACTCCGCTCCGCAGATGCTAATAAACTGTTTCGGGCATACGATTGGGAAACTCCGCTCCGCAGATGCTCCGAAATGGATTATGGAGACGGGGCACTTCCGAGATTCCGTTCACTTCATTCAGACAAGTTTCGAATATTTGATTACACCCATCTGTTGAAACACGTTTATCCGGTACTCAAGGAAATTCGTGACAAGGTTGGGGAATTGGATATTCGTTCTTTGGCACTGACTGAAAAGCGCATTTACCTCAAAATCTTTTTTCCACAGATTGAAAAGGAAATTGCGAAAGGCGATATCGTCCGCTCTGGTGTTGTTATTTCAAACTCTGAAATTGGGCAAGGATCCATTGAAGTATGGCCGATGATTCTTCGTCTGATTTGTCTGAATGGTATGACTGCCGATGAAGGTGGGAAACGCAAGAAACATCTTGGACGCGTAACTGCCGAGGGCGAAATCGATTACGCAGATGACACGATCGCCGCAGATAACGAAGCACTGTCTTTAAAGTTGCGGGATGTCGTAAAAAAATGTGCTGATGAAACGCAGTTCGCCATCCGGTGTGCTTCGATGACTGAGGCGGCTGAAGGTGAAACACCGTCTAAGCCCTTGAAATCTGTAGAACTTGTCACTGACACATTTAACCTCTCGGAATGGGAGGGTGAAAGCGTCACCGAAGCCTACATTGCGGGTCAGGATTACTCGAAGTGGGGAATGCTCAATGCTGTTACGAGTGTTGCCAACAACGAGGAGGTTTCGTATGACCGCGCTTCTCATTTAGAAAAAGTTGGTGGACGGATTCTCCAACTGAACCGCGATCAATGGGGAACAGTTTGCAAGGCCGGACTTGACTCATAATCTATCAACTGAAATGCACTCAGTGGCCGATTGGCCGCTGGGTGTGTTTCCATATTTAGGAGGCATTAAAATGAGTTGCAATTCAGGAGTTATTCCGATGGACGAAGAAGATCGACAGATGATCGATCAAGAAATTAGATGGATAGAATTTCAGAAAGCGAAAAATTCAATCTGTAATGAATTGACCACTTTAAGCGGTGATTGTCTGCACCACGCCAAACAGGTAGCCGATGACTATTTGGAAGATGCTGTCGCTGAAATTCGAGATCATCTTTTGAATGATGTTAAACGTATTATCAAATCATTAGAGGGGCTTGCTGATGAACGACCTTGACAGAACAACATACATGGGGTCGGGGGATGCCGCCGCGGCTTGTGGGGTTTCTCGTTTCAATACCCCGCTTGATGTTTACCTTGCTAAACGTGGCGAACCATCTGACATTGATAATTTCCCAATCCGTTTCGGTACATGGAATGAGCCGCTTGTGATTGCTGAATTTGAGCGACAAAGCGGGTTAAAGGTTGCAGATCGGCAGAAGCATATGCGCCATCCGGACTACCCGCACATCGGCGCAACAATGGACGGCATTACCTTTCTGGATAATGGGAACGCTGTAGTGGAAGCCAAGACGACATCATTGCGATACGATGAATTGCCAGATGACATTACAGTACAAGTGCAAGAGCAACTGGCAGTTAGTGGCTTGAAGTTGGCATTCGTTCCAGTGTTATTTTCGGGGCGTGATTTCAAGGTGTTTGAAGTAGAGGCTGATGCGGGATTACAGGCTACCATCATTTCCAAGATGGACGCCCTATGGAGCTGTGTACTGGCAGGGAACCCCCCACCCCCCATAACCCTATCGGATGTAAATAATCTTTTCCCTCAAGACTTTGGAGGCAGTCTTGAGGCCACTCCAGAAACTTTTGAGGAATGGTTGCAACTCAAAAAATTGAAGGAGATTATGAAGGACCATAAGGACCAAAAATCTGTGCTTGAAATGGCAATTAAAGCGGCGATGGGAGACAACAGTCTGCTTACAGACCAAGAAGGCACTTCAATTGCAACGTGGAAATGTTCTAAAGGTCAAAATCGTTTTGACTCGAAGGCATTTCAAAAAACGCATCCGGAACTATACGATGAATTCTGTACACCAGTTCCCGGTACACGACGATTTTTAATTAAATAGGGAGACACTGATATGACTAAGGAAATGATACCGTTACAGGATATTGAACAAATGGCTATTGTGGTAGCCAGTTCCAATATGTTCGGCATCCAAACTAAGGAGCAGGCAATGTCGCTGATGCTCATCGCACAGGCTGAAGGGATGCACCCCGCAAAAGCCGCACAGGAATACCATGTAATTCAAGGTAAACCATCCTTAAAATCTGATGCCATGTTGGCGCGGTTTCAAGCCGCAGGTGGCAAGGTTAACTGGATCACTATGGAGGACGAAAAAGTCGTTGCGGAGTTCAGTCATCCCTCTGGTGGTTCTGTCACGATTGATTGGGATATGGACAGGGCTAAACGTGCAGGGCTAGGTGGCAAGGGTACATGGAAACAATACCCACGACAGATGTTAAGCGCACGAGTAATCAGCGAGGGGATCCGTAGAGTATTCCCGGGCGCAACTGGTTCGTTTTATGTCAAAGAGGAAGTCGAGGACTTTGATGTTAAGCCTGACCTTAAATCTCGCATTGGTGATGCGGTGGTGTATGACGCAGAAGTTACTGAGGTCGAACCCGCCACGACAGGTGATTATGCGGTGAGGATTGGGACTTGTAATTTCATCGGTGATTTGGTAAGGATCGGAGCAGAAATCGCGGGTGACCCGGAGTTGTCTGAGGCTGAAGTCGAAATACTTCGTACAGCCTATAAAGAAAAAAAGGCATTGCTTGATCTTGAAATAGCCACGCGAGATTTAATCGAGGAGGAGGTGTCTGATGCTTAATAAAGTTATGCTGATCGGTAACCTCGGTTCTGACCCTGAGTTACGACAAACCGATAGTGGCATTGCTGTTTGTAATCTATCAATCGCCACGACAGATCGGTGGACTGAAGATGGGGAAAAGAAAGAACGAACAGAATGGCATCGCCTAGTATTCTGGCGGCGCAATGCTGAAATCGTTGCTGAATTCCTCACCAAAGGTTCTAAGATTTGGGTCGAGGGCAAACTCCAAACCCGCAGTTTTACCAACAATCAGGGAGTGGAAAAGACCCAAACTGAAATCGTAGTTAGGGATGTTCAGATGTTGGGTGGTGGTAGCAGTGGTGGCGGTGGGGGGGTTGACACCACAGCGTATCGAGAGGCTTCTCAGTCTGTAAGTAAGCTACCCGAACCGCCATCGTCCATCAAACGAGTTTCAGATGACGGACCCATACCCTTTTAACTATATTTATCATGAGGAGACATAGGATGGCCGTGGTAAGTGTTTCGGGGAAAAGGGGTATTACCCCATTACCCCCACTCTAAACGCCCGCTACAGCCATCCTACGACCTCTAGGAGGCAATATGAACATAGACGTTGATATCATTGATGGCAGACTTGTTGCTAGGCTGAGACGTTGGTACGACCCTGTTTCGAGCCTTTCTGCGGCTCGTGAACTGGTCGAAAGTGGGCATTATGGGAAACAATGCACTAGGGTTCTGTTGGCATTGGTAGACAACCCTGGAGTGACGAGCAGGGAACTCGCGGATATTAGCGGGATTGATTTAGCAGTTCTATTTCGACGGTTGCCCGACCTTGAAAAAGGCGGAGTAGTTTCACGTGGAACTATTCGGAAATGCAAAAGCGGTAATCGGCTTGCGACAACTTGGAATGCAACACTTTAGAATTTCATTAAGGACTTATACGCCCCGCTTCGGCGGGGTTTTTTTTGTCACCAGTTAGGTCATATGTATACGCGGTAGTGACCCAACTGTAGATTAGACTCCTAATTTTTCTCTCTTTTGCCACCAGTCGTCATTCGGTTTAGTGTCGGAATTTATGCCGTTCTGCGCGCCCCATTCGAGTAATACTTTTATCACTTCGGTTTTATTTTTGCTAGAAATTATTTTCTTTCGTACATCGTAAACCGATATAGTGTTATTTCGTGGAGGATGAAAGGCCACAGGACAACTGATCTCCCTTTTAGATGGGTCAGGTTGGAGATGCTCAGGATGTCTTAAGTGCGGTTGCGTTGCCAGGTTAAAAATTCAGCACCTTCCTCAGGCGTCCACCAGACTTTGATTTTATCTGCATTATTGTCTGGGAGGGCGGGGTTGATAGTCGTAATACAAGCAGGGCCTAATGACTGATCTCTAAATCCTCTTTCCATAGCGAATCGGTCATATACTTTGTAACTGCCTACTTGTATCGCGTGCATAATCATTCCTGTATTTGCGTCTTTCAAAACGGCATAACCGCTTTTATGTTTGTGACCACAGATGGCAATGTGATCTCTTGCTCCCATCTGTAAAGCCTTTGATACCCCATGTGCGGGATTCCAGATCGAATGACCAGTGAAATCGTGTCGCGCATTAAGGCGTACTGGTTCTCCTTTCGGGAACTGAAATTCCATTCGAACTTCGCTAGGAGTATACGGATGCCCCGCATACTTTGCCATCCATTTAATAGGATCTCCCGATCCGGACCAGAGATCGTGATTCCCCGCAATGATGTAAAGCCAATCTACTCCACGAATAAACCATTCAGCCAATTTCCATGCTTGATCTGTGGACGTTGTCTGTTCGCCATATAATCGCGCCAATCTCCCTATCCAGTTATTAGTCGTGTCGCCAATATTCCCTGCAAATAGTCCTTCGGTCTCCCGAGTGAGTTTCATATGGTTCTCAAGAGCGACTATATCTGTGCCATCGTCGTCTACGTGGGGGTCGCCGAAATGGAGAATACCGATCGGTCCGGCTAGTTTGACCTTAACAGGGATGAGTTTTCTCGCCGCTTCATAATTTTTTCTGTACTCGAATTTTCGTTTGCGTTGTTCGATGAGTTCTTCAACTGGAATGTCATCATCGGGAACTGGACTGATCTCAATTTCATCGGGTTTTTCTAAAATTCTACGAAACGTAGTACGAGCCATCATGGCGGCTTCAGCCGCTTTACTGACATTGCCCCCGTGTAATTCCACTAAACTAACTGCTTGTTCTTTCGTCAATTCCATTTTTCAATCTATCAATCCTTGTTATTGTTCCTCTCGGAAAGGCAGTAATGGCACTCGGCGTACCTTCTTCGTCTAGTGTCGAGGCAATCTTTACTGTTTTTGCATTTTCAAATACCAACCAACCAACGTGCTGGGCATCGATTGTATTTATTTCGTCCACGCCATCCCATGTGGAATCTCCCACGATGTCGTTAAAGTGAACGATGACTATTTGAAATTCCATAAGTAAGTGGCCGGGTGCCTAACGATGGAGGACATAGACTAACAGGGAGGAAAGTCTACGAGGGGCATTAGGCACCCGAACCTTAATCAGATTTCTTTTTGAACCTTGGGTTGACGGGATTGTCTGCCCGTCCTGACAGGCATCCTTGATCTTCGTTTCAGCCATGCCTACCTGTTTAATCCAAATGCGGAACCAGTCAGGATTGCCCCGAAAGCTAAATGGAAAATGCCGCCACCCATCAAAGTAAATGGTGAATGTTGGCCTGTTAATTTTTTCATTAATTCCATTTGAACTATCGGTTCTGGTGTGGTGTTGAGGATTTCCATGAACTCGCTAATTTCCGGGCGATGCAATCCAAACCAGATCGGCACTACCATGAAGTCGTAG